ATTAAAGACCCATACAAACGCGCAGTTACTGCCGTTATTTTAGAAAACCAAGAGAAGGCACTTGCTGAAGAGCGTGCACAATCTTCTTACGGTTCATTAAACGAAGCTGCTCCAACAAACGCAACTGGTGCAAGCATTTCAAACTTTGATCCAATCTTAATCAGTTTGGTTCGTCGTTCAATGCCTAACCTTATCGCTTATGATATTGCTGGCGTTCAACCAATGTCCGGTCCTACTGGCTTAATCTTCGCGATGAAGTCACGTTATACATCACAAAGCGGTACAGAAGCACTTTACAACGAAGCTGATACAGATTTCTCATCATCATCATTCTCAGGTAGCTCAGCTACTAACAAGAATGGTACACACGGTGGTACATCTGATGGTCTTCCAGGTACAGACACAACAGTTAACGCTGGTGGTGCTGGTACATCTGGTACTGCTGCTGCTGATACAATCGCTGATAGCTTCGGCGTTGGTGGTGGTATGACTACAGCTGAGTCAGAAGCTTTAGGTGATTCTTCAACTAATTCTTTCGCTCAAATGGCATTCAGTATTGAAAAAGCAACAGTGACTGCAAAGACACGTGCTTTAAAAGCTGAATACACAATGGAATTAGCACAAGACTTAAAAGCAGTTCATGGTCTTGACGCTGAAACAGAATTAGCGAACATCCTTTCAGCTGAAATTTTAGCTGAAATCAATCGCGAAGTTATTCGTACAATCAACGTTAAAGCAAAATTAGGTGCTCAAACAGCTAATTGCACAAGCGCTGGTACATTTAACTTAGTAACTGATGCTGATGGTCGTTGGTCAGTTGAAAAATTCAAAGGTCTTTTAGTTCAAATCGATCGCGAAGCTAATCAGATTGCCAAAGATACTCGTAGAGGTAAAGGCAATTTCATCGTTTGTTCATCAGACGTTGCAACAGCTTTAGCAGCTTCTGGCATGTTGGTATACAATCCAGCTATGTCAGTTGATTTAGCAGTTGACGATACTGGCAATACATTTGCTGGTGTATTAAATGGCAAAATCAAAGTGTACATCGATCCATATGCTACACAAGACTACGTAACTGTTGGTTACCGTGGTACAAACCCATATGACGCTGGTTTATTCTACGCTCCATATGTACCACTCACAATGGTTCGTGCTGTTGATCAAGGTTCTTTCCAACCTAAGATCGGTTTCAAAACACGTTACGGTATGATCGCTAACCCATTCTCTAATCCTGGTTCAGCACCAGTTAATGATACTGGTTTAAATCGTACTAACTGTTATTTCCGTATTTTCAAAGTAACAGGTCTTTTAGACAACGCTTAAATCTATACAAGCTTAGAATTACAATAAGTATAGAACTCTAAGAGGGAACTTCGGTTCCCTCTTTTTTTGTCTGGGATTGATATAAATAGATAATATTGTGGAGATATATTAAAAATGGCAAATAAAAATTACGATATAGGCGTTGAACCGGGGTTAGTAACAGCAAATAAAAATCCATTAGTTGCATCAGATGGATTTAGATTCGTATTTGCTCGAGCGCCAAACGTTCAATACTTTGCACAGAGTATTAGTATCCCTTCTGTAACTGTTTCAGAAGTTGCAATTCCTCGTGGACAACAAACTGCATTTGTACCAGGAGATCATATTCAATATGATCCTTTAACTATTACGATGTTGGTTTCTGAAGATATGAATAACTTCCAAGAAATCTATGATTGGTTAAATCGCAGTATTAATATGGCTAAGTATGAAGATAAATTTGATGATTTGACAATTTATGTTTTAACAAGCAAAAATAATCCTAACAAGAAAATATTTTTCCGTAATGTATTTCCAACCAGTATAGGGAATATTTCGTTTTCAGTACAAGAAGCAGATGTTGTTTATGGTACTGTAGATGTCACTTTCCGCTACGACTATTTCACGTTCGAAAATTAACTGTTTACTTTTCCTTAAATATGTGGTATAATAGGGTATAAAACATAACCCTAAGGTTTTAACATGCTGACACTTGAACAAATATTAGATAATTGGAAAGTCGATTGCCAGATCGATGATATTGAATTGGATAAGTCTTCTAAAGATACTCCTAAATTACATGCGAAATATGTAGAACTTCTTTCACTAGCTAAACTTCAAAAACATCGTAAAGAAATGGAGTTTAAAAAACTGTTGAAAGATAAATTCATGTGGTATAATGGCAAAATGGATAAAGCTACAATGGATGACAAAGGTTGGGATTATGATCCATTCGATGGACTAAGTAAACCCATGAAAAGCGATATGGATTATTTTTATGAAAGCGATGATCAAGTTCAAACACTTCAATTACAAATTGAATACTGGAAAACAGTAGTAGATACATTATCTGATATAGTTTCTAATATTACATGGCGTCATCAGACGATCGGTAATATGATTAAGTGGAGACAGTTTACATCCGGTGTATAATGGATAAGATAGTAATTAGCAAAATTAATGATGTGCACTTGAAGGTTGAGTGCGATGGTGGTGTTAAACAAGAATTAGCAGACTATTTTACATTCTATGTTCCTGGCTATAAATTCATGCCAGCGTTTAAGAATAAAATATGGGATGGAAAGATTAGACTATATGATCTACGATCTAAAACTCTGTATGTAGGTCTATTAAATTATATTATTAAATTTGCTGAAGAACGTGGATATGAAGTCGAAGTTAACGTTCCAAATCAAATAACTAAAGTCAACGAAGAAGATTTACAAACTTTCGTCAATAAATTTCTAAAGCTTCCATTTGAACCGCGCGATTATCAATATCAAGCCGCTGTTTATGGATTAAGAAACAAACGTGCACTACTCGTATCACCTACCGCATCTGGTAAATCTTTAATAATTTATATTATCATACGCTTTTATTTAAGTGTATTAAAGCAACAACGGTTATTACTAATCGTTCCAACTACTAGTTTAGTTGAACAGATGAGATCTGACTTTTTGACGTATGCACAAAATGATGATTCATTTGACGAATCTATGATCCATACAATTTATAGCGGAAAAGAAAAAGATACATCTGCTCAGATTGTTATTACTACATGGCAATCTGTATATAAGTTACCTAAAGAATGGTTTGAATCTTTTAGAATGGTTATCGGCGACGAAGCCCATACATTCCAAGCAAAATCATTATCATCTATTATGGAGAAATTAATAGATTGCCCATATCGTTTTGGTTTAACTGGAACTTTAGACGGTACATTAACCCATAAATTAGTTTTAGAAGGTTTATTTGGTACTGTATATCAAGTAACTACTACTAAAGCTTTGATGGATGCAGATCAACTTGCAAAATTAGACATTAAGTGTTTAGTGATGAAATATTCTGACGAAGAATGCAAGTTAATTAAAGATAAAACTTATGCAGAGGAAATCGATTTTATCATTGCTCATCAAAAGAGAAATAACTTTATCAAAAACTTAACGCTAGATCAAGAAGGTAATACACTAGTATTGTTTAATCGTGTTGATAAACATGGCAAACCTTTATTTAAATTGATTAGAGATAATGCCGTAGAAAGTAGAAAAGTATTTTACGTATCTGGAGAAACTGATGTCGCTGATAGAGAAACAGTTCGTGCTATAACAGAGAAAGAAAAAAATGCTATTATCGTAGCATCATTAGGAACGTTCTCAACAGGCATCAATATTAAGAATTTGCATAATATTATATTTGCATCTCCTTCTAAATCACAGATTAAAGTATTGCAATCAATTGGCCGAGGTTTAAGAAAAGCTGATGATGGCAGAGATACAACTTTATATGATATATCCGATGACTTACATTGGAAGACTAAAAAGAATTTTACGCTTATCCATGCTGGAATTCGGATTCAAATATATAGTAAAGAACAGTTCAATTATAAGATCCACGAGGTCAAACTAACATGATTAGTAGAGATATAAGACAGCTTAAACTAATGAATGGCGAAGAAATCCTAACTGAAGTTATTGGTGAGGATCGCGAAGAAGTGTTGATTAGAGCACCATTAAAGGTTTATAGAGAGCGTATAGAAATGGGAACGGTTGCTAGAGAAGCAAATTTGTTTACGCCTTGGATGGGATTTTGTGATGAAGAAGAACACATCATTGCTAAGTCTAACATAGTCGCTATGGGTCTTGTCAACGATGCTGTTGCAATGTATTATACTAAGATGATGATTAATGTAGAGCATGATTCAATGACTCCTATCTTAGATGCATCTCAAGCTAAAATACCTGAAGTAGCTCATAGCAGAACAGCTTTCCAGATCTTAGAAGAGGATGATGATACACCGCCAACGTATCACTAATCCTTATACTGCTGGCCCCTGGGGGTAGATATATTATACACTGTAAATAGTCTGTTGTACATAGGCCCCCTGAAAATATATTTTTAAATAGATGTACATTTTGTTATTTTTATGGTATAATACCAGCATGTGTCCCATTAATTGGAGTGAATGAAGATGTCTGAAATAAAGACCCGTCCGCATTATGTGGATAATAAAAAATTCGGCCTAGCGTTAGTCGACTATGCAACAGCAGTCAACGAAGCAAAAGCCAACGGAACTACAATTCCTGTAGTACCTAATTACATAGCTGAATGTTTTTTAAAAATTTCAGAAGGTTTATCTCACAAGGTAAACTTTATTAGATACACGTATCGTGAAGAGATGGTGATGGATGCAGTAGAGAATTGTTTACGAGCGATTACCAACTATAATCCAAACGCCGTAACTAGAACTGGTACACAAAACGCCTTCTCATATTTTACTCAAATTTGCTTTTTTGCATTCTTAAGACGTATTGAAAAAGAGAAAAAACAACAAGACATCAAATTTAAGTTTATTGAACAAGCTGGTATCGAAGATTTCATCGCTCAAGTTGAAGGAGATGATACACACGGCGAGCAAGCATTCATTGACTCTTTAAGAGAACGTATTGGTCGAATCAAAGAAAAAGACTCACAAATTAAAGAGTATGCAAAAAAAGAAAAGAAAAACAAATCATTAGAACTATTCATGACTGATTCAATGGTCGATGAATTAGAATCTTTTATTGCTGAAAACACTGAGGCTGTTTAATTGAAGATCGCTATATTAAATGACACCCATTGTGGTGCTCGCAACTCATCTGATATTTTCATGGATTACCAAGAAAAATTCTACACAGATGTGTTTTTCCCATACCTACTAGAAAATAAAATTCACAAGATTATACATCTTGGAGATTATTACGAGCACCGAAAGTATGTTAACTTTAAAGCGCTCGAACATAATCGCCGCATTTTCTTAGATAGATTGCGAGAATACAATATTACTATGGATATTATTCCAGGTAATCATGACGTGTTTTATAAAAATACAAATGAACTATGTTCTCTCAAAGAACTTATGGGTCATTATATGGATTGCATTAAGATCTATATGGATAATGTAGTAGTTGAATATGATGGTTTGAAAATAGCTTTGATTCCTTGGATCAATGCAGAAAATTATGCTGATACTATGGAATTCATCAAGACATGTACAGCAAATATTGTGGGAGGTCACTTTGAATTCTCTGGTTTTGAAATGTATAAAGGTATTCCAAATCCCCATGGAATGGAAACGAAAGAGTTTACTCGTTTTGAAATGGTGTTGTCTGGTCACTTTCACACTAAGTCTAGTAGGGATAATGTTCATTATCTTGGTTCCCAAATGGAGTTTACTTGGGGCGATTGTGATGATCCTAAATATTTTCATGTGCTTGATACTAATACGAGAGAAATAACACCTGTTCGCAATCCACACACACTTCATACAAAACTAGTGTACAACGACGAAAAAACAGATTATAATACTGTAGACGTATCTCATATGGATCATCAATTCGTTAAAGTCGTCGTAGAACGAAAACAAGATTTTTTTGGCTTTGATAGACTCATTGATCGGATCACACAACGGCCAATTCACGAGCTTAAGATTGCAGAATCTTTTACAGAATATTTAGGTGAGAATGTGGAAGACGAAGAGATCAAACTAGATGATACGCAAGTTTTATTAGATTCATATGTTGATGCTGTAGAGACTGAAGCTAATAAAGATAAATTAAAAACTCTATTGCGTGGTTTGTATGTTGAAGCGCAAACTACGGAAACGGTATAAATGGCAGCAATTATTTTTAAGACAGTACGCTGGAAAAACTTCTTAAGTACTGGTGATAAATTTACACAGATTCAATTAAATCGTAATGATAGTACTTTAATCATAGGTCAAAATGGTGCAGGGAAATCTACATTATTAGATGCTTTATCATTCGGTTTATTTGGTAAACCATTTCGAAATATTTTAAAACCGCAATTAGTAAATTCAATTAATAATAAAGCGGCAGTTGTAGAAGTTGAATTCTCAGTTGGTGCCGCTGAATTTAAGATTGTGCGAGGCATCAAACCAAACACATTTGAGATATATCAAAATGATAATTTAATTAATCAAGAAGCAAACTCACGAGACTATCAAGCATTTTTAGAGCAGAATGTATTAAAATTAAATCACAAATCATTCCATCAAGTAGTAGTAATTGGATCTGCATCATTCACTCCTTTTATGCAATTACCTCCAGGTCAACGGAGAACAATCATAGAAGAATTGCTTGATATCCAAGTTTTTTCTAGAATGAATCAAATTCTAAAAGAAAAAATAGCAAGAACTAAGGAACAAATAAATGATGTCAACAATCAACTCGAAATTATATCGGAAAAAGTCAGACTTCAAAATAAGTACATTACTGATGTCGAATCACTTGCAAAGGATCAAGTTCGAGATAAGCAGAAAGCCATCACGGACAATCAGACAGCAATCAAGAATTTACAATCCAAAAATGCTGAGCTATCCGAGAAACTTGCAGAACTGGTTACTAAACAAAAATCCCTCAAATCGATTGAGACCAAGAAAAATAAACTCTTATCATTTGGTGATAAGTTTAGCACTACCATTAAGAGCTTACAAGAAAACAGAACTTTCTTTGTGGAATCAACTGCGTGCCCTACATGTTCTCAAGAAATATCTGCCGATACACGGCAAGAGCATGTGCATAAGTGCGATAGCAAGATCAGGGAAGTTGATAAGCATATTGAGGAACTAGAAGAAGAACTCATGCTTATTGAAGCCGAAGAAATGATTTTGTTGGAAGAAGTAGAATCATTTCAAAATGCTCAAATGGACATAGTAGGAAATAATGCATCTATCACAGCATTGCAAAATCAAATAGACAAATTCGAATCTGAGGTTGTAAAAATTGTTGGAACTGAAGGAGATGTTGGAGCTGCAATTGCAGATCTAAAAGCTTTGCAAATTGAAAAAGAATCTCTAGCAGAATTAAAGCTATCGCATATAGATGGCCAAAATTATAATATGATAGCAAGTGAAATGCTTAAAGATACTGGAATTAAGACTAAGATTGTTAGACAATACTTACCAGTTATCAATAAGCTTGTTAATCAATATCTACAGATCTTAGACTTCTTTGTATTGTTTAATCTAGATGAATCTTTTAATGAGACTATCAAATCTCGATATCGCGATGAGTTTACATATGCTAGTTTCTCAGAGGGTGAGAAGCAACGTATTGACTTAAGTCTTTTATTTACTTGGCGACAAATCGCTAAAATGAAAAACTCAGCTAATACAAACCTATTGATTTTAGATGAAACATTTGATTCATCATTAGACACAGATGGTATTGATAATCTTATGAAGATACTTGACTCTGTGCAAGATACTAATGTGTTTGTTATCTCCCACAAAGGAGATGTATTGGATTCTAAATTTAGAAATAAAATTGAATTTGTTAAAGAAAGAAATTTTTCAAGGATTAAATAATGGAATTAATTTATAAGCTTATACCGTATGATGATCCGCTTTTAACTAAGCGACTAGAATATAGTGAAATAGAAGATATGCCAAAATTTGCTGGTATGATGGTCAATGCATGTAAGTTTTTTAAAGGCATTGGACTTTCAGCTAATCAAGTTGGTATTGACAATAGGATTTTTTGTATTACGTTCAATGATTTTTCAGAAACTTTCTTTGATCCAAAAATTGTTGAATATTCTACAGAAGAAACTTTATTTGATGAAGGATGTCTATCTCAACCTGGAGTTTTCATTAATTTAAAACGACCTAAGACGATTAAGATAGAATACACAACTCAAGAAGGCAAACGTGTTACCACTGAATTTAGCGGCATTACAGCGCGCATAATTCAGCATGAATATGACCACATGGAAGGTACCAATTTCTTAGAACGCGCATCTCCACTCAAACGAGCTTTGGCTTTAAAACATGCTAAACGAAAAAAATAGCTATTAGGCTATGTACTGCAGGATATTAATATGGTATAATATACCTATATTAAGTAATAAATAACATGTAAAAGGTGTCCAAATGCCAGTAGAAAATATAGCAATAAATTTTAATCAGCAGTCTACTCTAGCTAAACTTCTAGCTAAAGAAAATATCAATGTTATTCACGGATCTTATAAGACCGCATGGTTTGATCCGCAACGAAGAGTTTTAGCTTTACCAGTTTGGAAAAATAAAGGTAAAGCTGTCTACGATCTACTTACAGGTCACGAAGTTGGTCATGCGCTTTATACACCAGCACTTGGTTGGCATGATGCCGTTGATGACGTCGAAGGTGCACCAAAAGCATATCTCAACGTATTAGAAGATGTGCGCATTGAACGCAAAGTTCAAGACAAATATCCTGGTCTCCGTTCGCAATTCCAAAAAGCATATAAACAATTATCAGCAGAAGATTTCTTTGGAATAGAATCTGTTGATGTTGACAGCATTCGCGTGATCGATAAAATCAATCTTAAATCTAAGCTTGGCCCAAATATAGAAGTTCAGTTCGATAACATTGAGCGTGGATTTTATAATGCATCTTTTAAAACAGAAACATTTGAGGAAGTAGTTAAACTCGCAAAAGACATTTATGCATACCAAAAAGCTTTAGAAGAAACTGCTCCAAGAGAAACACAACAACCTATAATTAATCAATCTCTTGATGATCTTCTTGAAGATGACGGTAGTACTAGCGAAGATGATTATCAAAAACCCGATCAAAGCGAAGAATCAGGAGAATCTGAAGAAACTAAAGATGAGACATTAAAAGGTCAAACTGGTAAAGGTCATGACGGAAAAAATGAAGGTTTAGACGAAGAAGATGTTACAAAAGGTCCATCTGATAAACCTACTCAAGATGAGCAAGAAGCTTCTGCTGAATCTTTAACAGACAAAGCTTTTCGTGATCGTGAAAAAGAATTAGTAGTTACAGACCTTCAAGAAAACGTATTCACAATCAATAAAGTTCGTCAATCAAATATAGTTATTGATTATAAAGACTATTTTGCAGAATGGGAAAAGCATCTTCGCTTTGAAGATCCAGATAAAGATTATTTGGTAGAACGTCTTGCTGAGCAAAAAGAACTATTAAAAGATAAGTATCGCAAATTTAAAACTGAGACTGAGATGGCTGCAGCATATATGGCCAAAGAATTTGAACTTCGTAAAGCTGCATTTCAATATTCTAGATCTAAACTAGAAAAAACTGGTATCATCAATACCAATAAGTTGCACGCTTACAAATATTCAGAAGACATATTCTTAAAATCCACAAAGCTTGCAAACTATAAGAATCATGGTATGATGATGTTCATCGACTTCAGTGGTTCTATGCAAGATAATTTAGGTGCTACTATTCGGCAACTATTGAACTTAACTTTATTCTGTCGCATGGTTCAAATACCATATGAGGTGTATGCATTTACAACTCGTGTACGCGATGATCAAGATGATCGTAGTCAAAAATGGGAAGAATTCTCAGATAACGAGATCATTCCAGAAAAATTTAATTTGCTTAATTTAATGTCTTCACGCATGACTCGTGCAGAATATAATAAAGCGCAAGAAATGTTGTGGACACTATCTCAAGCTTGGGACGGTGGTATTTCACAATGGTATATTAATTCTTGGAATCAATTGCATAGTACGCCGTTAAATACATGCATTGTTGTTGCTAATGAAATGATTAAAAAATTCAAACTTCAACACAACATTGAAAATATGACAGCTATGTTTTTATCAGATGGAGAATCTGATAATTTCCAAGTTCGCATGACAGAGGAAGGTGAGAAACATAGAACACAAGCAGCTGGATATTATTATCGCTCTAGAAAATGTTACATTAGAATTGATGGCAAGACGCTAGAATTGGAATCAGCTGTAGGTAGTGCTATGACTGAAGGCTTATTAAAGTTCTTAAAACAATCTACCAATAGTAATGTGCTAGGTTTCTTTATCTCGCAATATCGTAACCAAGCAATCAACAAAGTATTACATGAAGTTGGATCTGCAAACTATATTAAGAATAAAGAAAAATATACTTCGCAGATGAGTAAGAATCGCGCTATCATTGAAGACAAGATTTTTGGCTATGATCGTTATTTTGGTCTATGTACAAAATATATGGACATTGTTGAAGATGAGTTTGGAGAGCTTGTGGAAGACGGAGCAAGCAAAGGCAAGATTAAGACAGCATTTGCAAAGATGACAAAGGCTAAGCGAGTTAATCGTGTATTATTGAATGCTTTCGTAGACTCTATTGCATAGGGCCTATGTACTGCAGGATATTTTTATGGTATAATATATCTATATTATGTAATTTTATTATGTTAAAAGTGAAAGGTGTCCAGTATGAAATCAGAAATTAAACAAGCATTCGTTAAAACTTTAGGCGACAAGTTTCCAGGTCGTTCAGTGTTTGATGTACAAGAATTAGTAGACCACGCCCGTGATATGGGATTAAGTTATCCTAATTTTATCACAAAGCCAGAAAATCGAGTAGGTCGCGGTCGTTATCAAGTAGAAATGTTGGCAGCAGTATTGCCTATTAAAAAACTTGAAGCGCAAGTTGCAGATCAACCAACAGAAAAAATTACACAGAAGGTATTCCAACAAGTGCAAATCGAAGTGCCAGAAAAAGATTCATCATATGTTACATGGGGATTTTTTCGCGACGTAAAACTAGTCGTTGAATCTAATGCATTCTATCCTCTATTCATTTCAGGTCTGTCAGGTAATGGTAAGACTATGATGGTTGAACAAGCATGTGCTCAATCTAAACGCAAGTATGTGCGTGTAAACATTACAGAAGAAACTGACGAAGACGATCTAATCGGTGGTTTCCGTCTAGTTAACGGTGAGACTGTATGGTGCGATGGTCCTGTACCACAAGCCATGAAACAAGGCGCGATCTGTTTGATTGACGAGATCGATCGCGGATCTAACAAACTCATGTGTTTGCAAGCCATCTTAGAAGGCAAACCACTATACATCAAGAAAACTGGCGTAGTAATTAAACCTGCAGACGGTTTTAATGTCATCGCAACGGCTAATACTAAAGGTCGTGGTTCTGAAGACGGCCGTTTTACAGGTGCTCGTATTCTCGATGAAGCTTTCCTTGAAAGATTTGTTGCAACCCTTGAGCAGCCATATCCTTCTATTGCAGTAGAAAAGAAAATTATCTTAAATGCAATGGAAACTTATGGCAAACTTGATGGAGAATTTGCAGATAATCTAACTACATGGGCAGATATTATTCGTCAAACATATAAAGACGGTGGTGTAGATGATCTTATCTCTACTCGTCGTTTAGTGCATATTGCACGTAGTTATGGTATTTTTGCAGATCGAGCTAAAGCAATTGAATTGTGTATCTCTCGCTTTGATGAAGACACTAAAGTAGCTTTCTTAGATTTGTATACTAAAGTAGATTCTAAAGCAATAGTAGCACCGATTGCAGGAGAAACAGTTGTTGAAGATGTTCAACCTCAACAACAATAAGAACACCTTCGGAAAGGATTTCACACTCCCTTTCCGGTCAATAGGTGAATTTGAGTGTGTGTTATTATGGAGCTTTAAAATGAAAAGCAAACAAAGCCGTCTTTTAGCGGCATTTCAAAAGGGCCAAAACTTTACGGCCGGTCAAATCAATTCTAGATTTGATATTAAAAACGTAACTGCTACTGTTAGCAATTTGCGTTCACAAGGTTTTTGCATTTATGCAAATAAAACCAATGGCATGACAACTTATCGTTTAGGTACACCTACACGTTCAGTTATTGCTGCTGGTATTCGTGCCCTCCGCGGAACGATTTAATCTTGTTGCCTAATATTGTTTAGGCATTTTGAAGAGAGAGGGGAGATTGGACACCGACCCTCTCTTCTTCATTTTTTATTTTAGGATTATATTATGGATATTTGGAAAAATATAGTAGACCAGATTGCTGGTTATTCACCATCAAAATTAACTCTACGTGAGAAATTTAAATTATGGCTAGCAAGAAAGATTTAAAAGATATTGTGAAAGCCAGTCAAAATTCAAAGACTGGTGGACGAAAGTTTGATGGTGACAAAGCTCAATACGGCTTGTTGCCACCTTTGGCATTGAAAGCCACAGCAGAAATTCTAACATTTGGTGCACAGAAATATGAACCAGATAATTGGAAGCATGTTCCAGATTCTAAACGCAGATATTTCGATGCACTACAACGACATGTTTGGGCATGGAAAGAAGGCGAGCAAAATGATCCAGAATCTGGAAAGAACCACCTAGCACATGCTTTATGTTGTCTCATGTTTTTATATGAACACGACGTAAAATATAGTGTACAAAATGACAAAAATGTGGTATAATATATATTATTAATCGTGAGGAATCAATATGAAGTTAACTAAAGAGACGATTGCAATTTTAAAAAACTTTGCAATCATTCAACCAAACCTTATGTTCAAAGCGGGAAGCGAACTTAAAACTATTGCTGAAGCTAAGAATATCGTAGCTAAAGCAACAATCACTGAACAAATCCCCCAAGATTTTGGCATCTATGATGTCAATGATTTCTTGTCATCGTTATCATTATTCAATGATCCAACATTTGATTTCTCTGAAGATGGTAAATCAGCATATATCTCAGAAGGCAAATCATCTTTGACTTACTTTTTCTCTGAAGAATCTTCATTGACATTCCCACAAAAAGATGTCTCAATGCCTCAAACAGATGTGTCATTTGTATTAACAGACACAGTGTTGAGTTCATTGAAACGCGCCACATCACTATTATCTGTATCAACAGTAGCTATTGAAGATGCTGGTAGTGGTATGGTAATTCGAGTTAAAGATGCTAAAAATAATACATCTAACTCATATGGTACTGAAGTAGAAGGTAATAACGGCAATCATAGTTTTAAATTCCATTTCGATATCAGTAATTTTAAAATTTTACCAGGCGATTATGATGTATCCATCTCTGGTAAATTAATCTCTCATTTCAAACACAAGACATTACCTATTGAGTATTGGATTGCACTTGAAAAATCATCAACTTATGAGGCATAATTATGAAGTTAACAGACTTACAATTAGTAGTACAAATCATAGATTTGGCATCTGAAAAAGGTGTATTTAAAGGTGCTGACCTTAAAACAGTCGGCGAAGTACGTGAACGCATTATTGAATTTGTAAAAGCAAATGCTCAACAAGTCCCACCACAACCAGCAGAAACAGCAGCAGAAGGAGTAACAACAGATGAGTCTAACACAGAAACTAAATAATCCATCAGATCGTAAAGCAGTCTACGATGCTATTGTAGAGATATCTAATTCTATGACTCGCATGGAAGCAGAGCGTGATCTTATCAGTGAAACTTTAAAAGATGTAGCAACTAAATACGAGTTACCACAAAAGTATACACGTACGCTTGCAAAGATTTATCATAAACAAAACTTTAACGAGTTTAAAGCTGAGCAGTCTGAAGTAGAAGATCTATACGAATCTATTAGCGCTTAATTATTGTACTATTTTATTATGGGGTTTTTGAATGCAAGACCAATTTTTATGGGTAGAAAAGTATCGTCCTAAAACAATCGATCAGTGTATCCTTCCAAAAGCTCTTAAGGATACATTTCAAACAATAGTCAATAACGGTGAATTGCCAAACCTAATGTTCTCAGGAACTGCAGGTCTTGGCAAAACCACTGTCGCGCGAGCCTTATGTGAACAACTTGGCATCGACTATATCATCATCAATGGATCTGAAGAAGGTAACATCGACACTCTTCGTACAAAGATTCGTCAGTTTGCATCAACAGTATCATTACAAGGCGGTTATAAATGTGTGATCCTAGACGAAGCAGATTATCTTAATCCACAATCAACTCAACCAGCTCTTCGTGGATTCATTGAAGAATTTGCTGATAATTGCCGATTCATCTTAACATGTAACTTTAAAAATCGCATCATTGAACCACTTCATTCTCGTTGTGGCGTCATCGACTTTAAGTTTGATAAAAAACAATTAGCTGGTCTATGCGGTCAATTCTTAACACGTCTTAAAGATATCCTTACAAAAGAAAGCGTAAGATTCGAAGAAGCTACATTAGCTGAACTAATTCTGAAGCATGCTCCAGATTGGAGACGTGTTCTTAATGAAGCTCAACGCTATTCTGTTGGTGGTACCATCGATTCTGGTATCTTAGTTACACTCAATGATAAGTCTATCAAAGATTTAATGGAAGCACTTAAAGCTAAAAACTTTAAAGGCATGCGCGAATGGGTTGTCAATAATATTGATACAGAACCACATGCTATCTTCCGTAAAGTTTATGATGTTCTTAGTGAACACCTCCAACCACAATCAATTCCACAAGTGATTCTTATACTTGCTGATTATCAATATAAGAATGCCTTCGTAGCTGACCATGAGCTAAATGTTGTTGCATGTATGACAGAAGTTATGGCTAATGCGGAGTGGAAATGATGCTAGCTAAAATATATCCCAAAGAACAATTTTGGTTTGTAGAATATATAGATCAAGATACTGATACACCACCTGCTACAGGTATTTTTGTAGAATTACAAGATGCTAGACAAGCAGCAATTGAATGGTGTAAAGGAGTCGTCGAAAATGTGGCGATTGTGGGCAAAAGCGATTGGTAGTAAAGGAAGTGCTAATAATTCTGAAGCCGACAAAATAGCTATTATTAGAACACTTATCCTTTGCAGCTATCTTATAACTAACCTGGTTATTATTGCAGGTGTAATACATCATTGGTAATATATGAATCCTTTTGAATATGTAAATGCTATCTGCGATACTAAACAAAATCTTATCGTAGATGAGCTAAGTGAGAAAAATTATAATCCTTTCATGGTGAATAGATCTTTGTCCTATCACTATGACACTGTCCTGCTGGCTAATGAAATGAACCAGCGCCATTTCCTAGATAAGAAGCTTCAAAACGAGTTTCTTATAAATACAATCAGGAAGAAAAAAAGGTTTGCCAAATGGATAAAACCTATTTCTTCTGATGATTTGGAAGTGGTTAAAGAGTATTATGGCTATAGCAATGAGAAGGCTCGTCAAGTTCTGCCTCTGCTTAGTCATGATCAAATGGGACAATTGAGACAAAGGATTTTTAAAGGTGGAAAATAACGAAAAGAGCGTCGAGTGGACGCCAGCTTCTATGCTGGAAATCACACTAAACGAGCCGGACGATTTCCTAAAAGTACGCGAAACTCTAACTAGAATTGGAGTAGCGTCACGTAAGGATAAAAAGTTATATCAATCTTGCCATATATTGCATAAGCAAGGTAGATATTTCATCGTTCACTTCAAAGAATTATTTGTATTAGATGGCAAGCCGTCAACTATTACAGAAAACGATATTCAAAGACGAAACACAATCGCGGTATTATTATCGGATTGGGGTCTTGTGACTATAAATAATGTAGAACAATCCAAAGATCGGGCTCCTTTAAGACAAATCAAAGTACTGGCATTTAAAGAGCGCGATGAATGGGAATTGTGTCCTAAATATAATATAGGTAATACACGAAAAGAATTCTGATCCTTCGGGATCCGAACATGGTGATAGTAACCATGTAAAAAACTATCACTCTCATGCCCATTCTGGGGTGAGATTTTAATAAACTTAACTCGCTTAATAGGAGCTATTATGAACACATTAGTAAAACAACTATTCGAAAAACCTTTCGAAACTTTAAACGTATCTTCAAAAGACTTTGATAAGTTCTTTGTTGGTTTTGACGATCAATTCGACAAACTAGCGAAACTTCAACAAGACTTTGCAAAGAACGTTCCGAACTATCCTCCATATAACATCCGCAAAATAGCCGATAACAAATATGTTATTGAACTTGCTATTGCTGGTTTCGCGCAATCAGATGTAGAAGTTACAATCGACGGTAACAAACTTACTGTTACTGGTAAAACTACAGATGACGCAGAAACAGATTACCTATTTAAAGGTATTGCAAATCGTGCATTCACCCGCACATTTGCTTTAGCTGATAAAATAGAAGTTGAATCTGCTGAGATGGTTAATGGTATGTTAAAAGTTGCTCTTGAAAAGTTGGCTGAAATTTCAACTGTTAAGAAAATTGACATAAATTCTTCAGCTAAAAAATCCAAGAAAAAGTTTTTAACAGAGGATGAAGAATATGACACAGCTGCTGAAACTCTTTAAAGATGTAATTGGTGGATTGTATGAAGGCATCATAATGATGCGCAAACATAAAGCTGATAGGTTTAATAGATTATGAATAATTGGATACCTATGACTGATGATGATTGGGATTGGGTTAACGGTATACCACCTAAAAAATCTAAGTCTTAAAAACCGGGAGGCTTAAGTGCCTCCCATCTCTTTTATAGATAATACTATGAAAGAAAAAACAAACCATTTAGTTTCAATGGAAACGGTTCGATTAGGAGATTGGTATATAAAAGCCAGTCAAATGAAAGGATATGTTTTATTGATTATGATAAATTTTTATAATGCTAAGTTTGTTTTACAACATGTTGATGATGTACATAAGGCAAACTTAATCGTTGAATACGTTATTGAAAAAGGTGATTTATGATTAGAGTACTTCAATTAGTAACTGCACAAGAAATTATTGGTGAAGTTACAGAAACCGCAGATACATTTACTGTTAAAAATCCTGCAACAATCCACATGGTACCACAACAAAACGGTGGTTCATTCGGAATCGGACTAATACCATTTATGCCGTACTTAGATGGTTCTCAAGTTAATATCAATAAAGACAAAATAGTAATTACCGCAGAACCTTCAGTGGATATGCGAAACAATTACAATAAAATGTTTGGGAGTGGCATTCAAATAGCCAATGTAATACCAAAATAAGATTCAAAAAAGCATGTACTTTTTTTTCTCGTTATGGTATAATAGGCTATATGGAATTCTAAACA